GAGCTCTTCCTTGTTCGCCTCTCGGTACGCGCGCTGCTTGGCGGCGATCTCTTCCTTGTTCGCCTCTCGGTACGCGCGCTGATAGGCGGCGATCTCTTCCTTGTTCGCCTCGTAGTACGCGCGCTGATAGGCGGCGAGCTCTTCCTTGTTCGCCTCGTAGTACGCGCGCTGATAGGCGGCGAGCTCTTCCTTGTTCGCCTCGTAGTACGCGCGCTGATAGGCGGCGATCTCTTTTTCCTTCTTGCTCTTGGGCAGAAGAATCTCCTTCTCTATGCGGCGCTGTTCTTTGTAATCTTCTGCGTCGAGCACGTCCAGAATACAGTCGTCAAAAGCACAGTTGAAGCAGTCCCTGTTACAAACGCTCACCATACCAGCGCCTCCCCGCCGCGTTCTGCGGTCACTTCGATGTTTCTGTTGTTCTCGCCCGTAAAGCGGATGTACAGGCCGTTTGCCGGGACGTGCCGTCCGATCCAGCAACCTTCCTTCCGGCTCTTCCATGCGTCCAGAACGTCCCGCGCGATGGTCAGGTTCGCTTCGGACAGGTGCGCGTCGTCATCATAAAACGAAAACTCCGACACGCTCACCGCTTCGAGGATGCTGTCCGCGAACAGGCCGCTTTGATCGTCCACCCGGTTCAGCACCACCCACAGCAGCGCCGTCTTCTGCTCCTCGCCCCGCAGGGGGCTTGACCACAGCAGCCGCGCGAGCGTCTCAACCTCCAGCTCGTTGTGGACGTGCTCCCGGATTTCTACCGGAGGCGGGGGAGGTGGCGTTGGCGTTGCCGTTGGGATCGCCTCAAGAAAAATCCATTCGACGGCGGGCGTGGGCTTCGGCTCGTCCTCTGCAAGCGCAGTCGCGCCGCACTGTGCCGTGATTGCCGCAAGCAGCGGCAGCGTTGCCAAGTAAACTCTCAGTTTCTTCATGATTTGCCTCCTTTAGCAGTCTCGCCAGAACGGACAATCTCCGCCTCCGCCCGGCACAAGCTGCATCCGCAACAAAGCGCGGCGCAACTCACAGTTCTTTGCATCTCGTCCGCGTTTCTCGCAGAAGATGCACTCGTCAACGTTGCACAGCACGGTAACGAGGTCGTCGTGTTTCACAAAGTGCATGTCGTCTGTTCCGCGTGGGTCTGTCCGTGTCGTACAGATCAGCTCGACGTTGTCCGCCATCCGCCGGAACCCTGCCGCCGCATCTTCGTCTAGGTCGCGCACCGCTGCGGCGATAGCCTTGTTCGCGTGGTTCGCGATGGCCTGCAGGCTGCGCTTGACCTCTTTCTGGTTAGGCAGATTTGGGTGGTCAAGCAGTTCCAAGGCGAACTCCTTCACGCCGAACATGCTGTACAGCGTCGACTTTTGGCGGGCGTTAAGATAGCTGTTCATGTGTTGCCTCCGTTCCAAGCATCATCCGCTGCGCCAGATTACCAATCATCGCGTTCAGGTTTTGCGGCATCACGGAAACGTCCCTTTGTTTGGCGCTTTGCGTCTCCCATGCTTTGAGGAATTGTCCCCGGACGACGCCTACCTCCGTACTATCGCAGATCGCGAGAAACCAACGATCCGCGAACGCCCTTGCATACTCCGGTATGCGCTCAAGCGCCTTGTGTTTCAGGTTCCTGCCGTACAACGAAACGCCCTTGCTTGTCAGGCTCCACAGTTCCTCTCCGGTGATGCGCGTCTCCGGCGCAGAGAACTGCAATGCACGAGACCGAATGTCGCTGATGCTCGGCGCAAAGGGGCTCGTTGCCGCGTGCGCCCTGATCGACGCCGCTGCGAGGGTCGCCGGGATGTCGGCAAGCATCTCGCACCAGATTTTGACCATTGCCGCATCTGCTCTCGCGAACGATGCTTCGCGAGGATACAGCGCTGCGATTTGCGCAAACAACTTGATCGTCTCGTTCAGATTCATTGGCTTGCCTCCTCTTCGGCGAACATCGTGTACAACCGTCTCAGGTTTGCGTAACGGTCTTCTTCCTGCGGCTCTATCTGTGTTCCCTCATCCTCCCATCTTCTCTGGTTGAGCCATGTAGCGGGATGTGGTATGTACTGTCCGTTGTCCCGTGTCCAATCACTACTACGCTTTTGAGCTCTTAGTGCTTCTAGGATTGTGTCAAGAAGAGTAGTATCGGGTTCAAGTTTATTGAACGCCTTAATCGCTTCTTGCTTCGATACTTTTTTGGGATATTCGTTCCAGAATCTATCAAACCCAAACAAAGGGGTAACAGACAGTCTTGGATTTTCTTTCTTTTGGTTCTTTTCTTTCTTTTCCAGTCGTGACGACTGGTGACGACTGGTGACCACTGGTGACGACTGGTGACCACTGGTCGAAGCCGTTCGGTTTCGTCTGTTCCGTTCGCAGAGACGGGCATAGTCTGCATTGTCTTTGTCTATCTTCGACTTCGCCACTTGCCAGATTATTCTCTCGTTCCCGCGGAGCTCCGGGAGCTCTCCGTACCGTGCGTATCGCAGCATGGCCGTGAAGAGCCGCCCTTTTTCCGCGTCACCGAGTTCTTTCAGGTAATCCTCGAAGTCAAAGTAGATCTTGATGTGTCTTTCCATGCCCTGCCTCCTCAGAACGGGAGATCGTCGTTTGTAATCTCCGTGAAGCCGCTGATATCAAGCGGCTGCATCGACGGCGCGGGCGCTGCTGCGGGCTGCTGATGCTCGCTGCGCGGGGTCAGGAACTCGACCTCGTCCGCTGTGACTTCGAGAGAGAAACGCGGTGTGCCGTCCCTGCCCTCGTAGGTGCGGGGCTGCAATTCGCCGATGACAGCGACCTTGCGCCCCTTGGCGAGGTACTTGGCGCAGGTATCTCCAAGTTGCCGCCACGCATTGATTCGAAAGTAGTCCGTGACCTTTTCGCCGTTCTGCTGGGCAAAGCGTCGGTTGACGGCGATGGAGAAGGAGCAAACGGTCGCACCGTTGCCGGTCGCGCGGGTTTCCGGATCGCGGGTCAGGTTTCCCGTCAGTATAATTTTGTTCACTCGCTCGCCCCCTCCATTGAAATCACTATGGTCTGCTTCTCCGGTTCTTCATAGCCGGACACGTCCTTGACTTCCTCGACGGTCTGCAAGCCCATCAGAGCGTGCGGACAATGAACGCGGGCGAAGAACGCGGCGGCGCGGTATTGAAGCATCTGCTCCGGCATGGTCAGCCACTTGCTGCCCTTCTTCGAAAGCCATCCCTCGGCCTGCGCCATGCGCATGTCGATGAGCGTTCCCGTGAGCGTTTCGCCGTCCGACAGTCGGGTACATGTGACGTAGCATCCATAATTCGGCTCGCCGGGCGTTCCGACGAAAACGAACTTGAGCGGCGAGAACAGGCGCGTCCCGTTGATCAGTGCGATGCAGGCCTGTCCGCTCCATGCGGGCTTGCCCTGCACGACATACAGGTTTTGCATCACGATCATGGGGGAAATGCCCATGCGGTTCGCCATCTCGCAGGCAACGAAGCAATTCGGCACGTTACCCTGAAACTGCTGCGGCACGATCTGCGACGCGGCGTGGAACTTCGCGAGCTTATCCAGCGTGTTCAGCACCTTCGGATCAGTCAGCATCGTGGAGTAGCTGTCTGCGACGGCCATAGCGCCCGCGTCAGTCTGCGGTGGTGTTGCCATCTGGTTTTGTTCCATTGGTTTCTCCTTTCCTTCTGGTTTTTTTCTTGAGTGCGTTGTGGAGCGTCAGGCAGGATCGGAACTCGGCCATCCCCGCGTCCACAATCTTGAAACGATACTCTCCCGTGTTGCGGAGATTCAGGTACGCCACCTGATCCACTGGCATGTCGTTCGCGTCTGCGAGCAAGGAATACCCGGCAAGCTGCGCCGACACGAGAGTTGTCTTGACCACGCTGTTGCTTTTGATGTCAACGATGGTGTTCTTGCCGTTGATCGTCCCGTAGCGGTCAAGCGTTCCGGCGTAGCGCTGTTCCGGATGATACATCGCGTGTTCGATGCGCTTCCAATCGGGCTTGTGCTCCTGCAGAAAGCGGATGTATGCCCGAATGTACGGCTCGATGTCAGGCGAGATTTCGCAGCTCCCGTAGCGGTCGATGTTCTCGCATGCCTTATGGACGCGGCTGCCGCGATCTGCCGCGTTGTCGAGCCGCCACTGCGTTACGCTGTCGTAGATTTCCCGGCTCATGAAGCGCAGGACTTCGGACACGCTCGGCACAGTCTCGCCGTCCACCTGATAGCTGTGGTCAGCGTCGAAAAAGATCAACTTTGCCATGTCAGCTCGGGTCGTCCTCGTCCGATTCGCAATCCCTGCCGAGGCTCGAGACAAGTGTGCTGCGGAGCAACAACGCTGCTTCATTCGATGGAATCTCGGGCCCGCCACTTTCCGTAAGGAAAGCAAAAAACGAATCCGCAATCGAAGCGAAGCTGCACAAGACCATCTCCAGATCAGCGTAGTGGACTTCCAGTTGCGTCGTTCCTTCTCGTGAATCCGAGGTCACGACGACATATCTCTTCTGTTCTTCCGAGTTTTTTTTGACTTCTTCCATATGTGTTGGCCTCCTGTTGTTCGTGTTATTCATCGTCCCAAATCGTCCCTGCGCCGAGCCCCGTCCCGTCCGGCAAACTGCGCCGGGGCGGGTCGGCGTTCACTTTTCTAACAACCTCAAGTGCTCTGGTAAGCGAGCCGATCGCTTTAGTAGCACTTTGCACAGCCTTCCGATCGCCGGTTAAGCAAATGCCGGCCTGTCTTTCGATTGCCGCGGTGAGCTTCCGCTCGAGCTCTTTGTAGTCGGTTCCAATCTTCTCTTCCATACTTGCCTCCTTAAACAATTTTGTCGTTGAGTGATAAGTAATCGGCAATGGCCTCGTAGTCCTCTTTGCTGAAAGCATCCTTGAGCAGTTGCCGCGCTTCCTCTACGATCTTCTCCATGCAGAACACGCAGATATCGCCGTTGCCGTGTACGCACATATCGAGAGTACGAACCGTCTGCCCGCAAAGTGCGCAGTCCTTGGCCTCGTCGATTTCGTCGCTTCCGCAATGCGGGCAAACGAACCAGTCCTCGCCAATGTCGCCGCCGCCGTCCTTCTGGATCAACGGCATGTCAAACGCCTGCTTGCAGTCCGCGCATACATATCCGTCCATGTTGTTCTCCTGTGTCTGTGTGGAAGGGAGGGGCAGCGGGGGAACGGTGAAAGGAAGCAAAACCCGCCCCCCGCCGCTGGGCTGACGGTGAACCAAGAAAGCCGTCATTGCCCTTTCTGCGGATATAGGGGAGCAATCGTTGCGCGCTGCACGAACTCCTCAAAGTCGGAACGCGCGACACGATACTCCTGATTGCCTACCCGCAAGTGTGGAATCTGTGCCAAAATGAGCCTACGCGCCTGCTGGACGTGGATGCCGAGCTCGTCGGCAACTTCCTGCGCGGTCATGAATTGATTTGCCATGGTTTGCCTCCTGTCTCCTTTCGTGCCGTGCTATAATCGACGCGGAAGGAGGTGTTTTTTTGTGGTAAATCCGAACGCGGTGTACAATGAGATTCGGAACAAAGTCGGAGCGGGCGATCTGACCGATCAACAGCTTCGCGCCGTTGCGGACGCTATCGCTGCTTACCTGAGTTCCAACAGCTTCAAGCAGCTCGTCCGCTCCATCGTCAGGGAGGGTTAGCGCTCCGCGTCGGGGGCGTTGCCAACAACGCCTCCGATGTTCAGAAAATCCTTTGCCGCACACATGGCGGCTTCGATCATGTGGTAGGAAACACGCTCTTCGGCAAGAATTTCCGCAATCTTGCGTCCGATGCGGCGCGCCTCCGGACTTTCGGGGTTGATATACACGCTCTTACTCCTTTCCCGCTTTCTCTGCGCGTTCCTTCATGTCTGCCATCGCCTCGCCGTACCCAATCGTATGCTCGATCTTGTCGTCCGGCAGGTAGTTCGCGACCTCTGCAAGCCGCTTCAACTTTTCTTTTCTCTCGTCGCTCATTGCGAACCTCCTGTGTTGTAATCTGGATTCCATTTGCAGTCACGACACTTATCTCCATACTTGCGCTTTGCCTTTCGGTAATTGCTCTTTTTGCCGAATAGTCTGCGCTTCCAGTTGTGATGCTGCATCTGTTCGTCGATGTAGCGGAACCACGTTTCCTTGCCGACCTCTGAGGCTTGCAAGGTTATTTCTTCCTCGATCATCCGAGACAGCCGCTCGCACACCTGCGACTTCTCTGCGCCATCGGCAACATCGTATAGCAGCGCCGTCAACTGCCGGATTCGGTATTCATGGTTGCGAACCATCGCGTAGCCTCCTGTGATGTAATCTCTATACGCGTTCGCGTGGCTCACATCCCTGTGAGCAGCCGACCAACCAGCGCGCCAACAATTCCTCCAAGAATGCAGAAAAGATAAAAGAACTTGTCTTTCATTGCGTCCTCCTCTCCCGTTCGCTTTGGTCAGCGGGAGCTTTTCGACTCCCGTTGTGATTATATTAACCCACGTCGAGAGCTTTGTCAACCCCTGTTTTTAAATTTTTGTTGACATTGTGAGTTTTTTGTTTTATCCTTTTTGCATGGAGGTGATTGGGTGAAAACCAGATTGAAAGAACTCCGAAAGTGTTTAGGCCTTACCCAAACACAATTTGGAGAAAAGATAGGTGTTAAAGGAAATACAATCACAAATTATGAAACGGGCACGAGAACCCCGTCCGATGCGCACATCCTTTCCATCTGCCGCGAGTTCGGCGTGGACGAGCTGTGGCTTCGTTACGGCGATGGCGATATGTTCGTGCAGAAGCATCCAAATGAGGAAATCGAGGGCTTTATGATGGACGTCCTGCGCGGCGACGACGGGTTCAAGCGCAGGTTTGCACGGATGGTCGCGCGCCTGACCGAGGAGGAATGGGAAATCCTAGAACGGAAGATGCGAGAGCTGATGGAGGAATAGCAAAACAACAAAAGGAAAGGGGCTGCGAAAGCAGCCCCTTATATCCGAGGACAAGCGGCAGGGCGGTGTATCCTGCATCTCAGGTACCCTTTCGGGTGCGTCGGGAACCGTTTCCGACCTCACTCATCCAAAGAAGTATATTCACTTTACATGCACATTATACCGAAATAGTTTGCGAATTGCAACCGAGAAAGGAACCGCCATACCGCGGCTCCTTTTGCGTTGGAGCGAGCTTTTCTAAACAGCCCGCTGCGCAAGCCGATACATCAGGTCTACGTCGTCGTCCTTCATGCGCTCAAGCATCCTTGCGATGCAGTTGATTTTCCGCGCCCGCGCGGGTTCTGTAGCGGGAGGAACGAGCAGCACCGTGGCCGCGAGCACGGTCGCCTTGTCGTGCGTGTCGAGCAGATCAAAGGCGTGTGCAGCGACGTCCGCCATGCCGTCGCGGTCAAGTCGGGAGAAGTTTGTCAAAAAGTATTCGCGCGGGTCGATTGCTTCGCGTGGCAAATCCATAAAAACCTCCGATTTTTGGGTATAAAAAACAGGCCAAACCCTTGTTTTTGGCGGCGGGAATTGTTAGTATGGATTTATCACGCGAAAAAAAGAAAAAATAGGGTAATTCTTTAGGATGTGGATTCTAAAGTCTCCGGCTTCCATTGTGTCGCTCTCCTTCCTGAATAGGGGGGGGCGCAGGTGGCCAACGTATGGCACACGCCGACCACCTGCCTGTGGGGCGCGGACTTTCCGTCCGCAGTCTTATGATAGCAAAGACTATTCTCCCGCGATAGCGCATTTTCAGGATGTTCGCGTGGACATTTTCTCAGTGAGGGCAGGGCGCTATTCTGCCCGCTTAATGCAATCTTAACGTAACAATATTCTACTGTGGGGGCATCATCATGGATCTTGACAATGCAAGAAAAGTTATGGAGGCGCTCGCTTCGCGGCGCGTATTGCTCGGCAAATCATGGAACGACGTTGCGAACGACTGTTATAAAGACGTGAGCACGGTGAAAAAGCAGATGGCGGCGGACAGCAATCCGCGCCTGTCTACGGTTTGTCAGCTCGCGGACGCGCTGGGCGTGGAGCTGCTTGTGGTCTCGGAGGAGAGCGTCGCGGCGAGCGTCAGCAACGATGTGGAGGCGTACCGCGCAACCATTGCGGAGCAGCAGGAGAAGATTGACGAGCTGTTGGAACTGCTCGATACAGAGCGCGCCCGCGTGGAGCGCAGGAACGCGACGATTGCCGAGATGGCGGAATCCGCAAAGCGCAAGGAGCGGATGGTCGAAACAATGTACGAGTCCATCGAAGAAAAGGACAAGATGATTGCAAAGCTGCTCAAGGATACAGGGCGCGTGTGAGCGTTTTTGCAGCGCAGGCGAGGGTTTCCCCGTCCGGCGCGCGACAGACGTGTTGCAACTTGTTTAAACAGGCTTATTTTCGACGTTGCTTTTTGTTGGTCGTTCGGATATAATAAAAACAGCAAAAGGCGTTGCCGGTAAACGGTTGACCCGAGTGTTAGTTATTTGGAATAACCGCTACATTTGGTCGTGTGGGCGGTTATTTCATTCTCGCAGAAAGCAAAGAAACGATCCCGATCACTACGAGACAGAACGAAAAGAGTTCCGACCAAGTAACCAAGGATACCACCCCCTTTCGCCGGGAGTGGTCAACCGCCTACCATTTATGGCAACGCCTTGCATGTAGTATAACAGCATATTTTGTCGGTGGCAATCATGGCAAGAAAGAAAAGGGACGACGGTCGCGTACAGGTGCAGGTAGACATCGGCGTGACCGAGGATGGAAAGCGCAAGCGGAAGTATTTTTACGGACGCACGCTCAAAGAGGCGAACGCCGCGCGGGATGCGTGGCTCGCCGAGCAGGAGCGGCGCAGGCGCGTGACCATCGCAGACGCAGACGTGACGCTCGAAGAGTGGAGCGCCATGTGGCTCGCCTCCATCGAGGGAACAACGCAGGGGACGACGCACAAAAGCACGGTGAGTGCCGTTAAGCAGCAGAATGATTTTGTGTTCGGCGACAACCACACAAGGCTCGGTTCGCTGCGCGTCGCCGATCTCAGGCCAATACACATGCAGACATACATGCGCAGCCTTGACGGCAAGAGCAGGTCTACCATTTCGAAGCGACGACATGTTTTAAAAAGCATCCTGAACGCCGCTGTCGCAAACGACATCATCCAACGGTCGCCGTGGCAGGACGTGAAGGCGCCGCGCGGGACTTACACGGGTCACAGGGCGCTGTCCGAGAGCGAACAGCGGATGATTGCCGAAACGTGGCGGATACATCGGTGCGGAGTCTGGGCTATGCTCATGCTGTATGCGGGGCTCCGGAAAGAAGAACTTGCAGCACTGGATGTGCAGGACGTTGATTTGGCGGCGGGAGAAATTCGCGTCAGCAAGGCCGCAATTCTGAAAGAGGGCGGGCGAGTCAAGGAGACCAAAACGAGCGCAGGAACGCGCGTTATACCGATACCTCCGCAGATCGCAACCGTGCTGGCCTCCGCGATTGCAGGCAGGCGGCGCGGACGAATCGCGCTGTCGGCGCACGGAGAACCGCTCACCGACACAACGTTCAAGCGCGCTTGGGACAGCTACCTGCTTGCTCTGGAAAAAGCGCTGAACGGGTTGCCAACAGAAAGCACGCAGGGATTCCGGCGAGACAAGGCGCGCGAAAAGATCGAGGCGGCAGGTCGAGACTATGTATCGCCGCAGCGCTTCACGCCGCACGACCTCAGATACACCTACGCAACGATTCTGTATGACGCTGGCGTGGACGTGCTCACGGCGGCGGCGCTCCTTGGACACGACGACGTGAGCGTGACCATGGGCATCTATACGCAACTGTCGCACGGGAAGAAAAAAGAGGGCGTGGATAAGTTCCTGGACTACATGAAAAATAAAATCTGATGCACGGCGATGCACGAAAAGACCGCTCTTTCTGAGCGGCTTTTTTATCGCATGGCTGTCAAATGGCTGTCAAAACGTTAAAACATCCGAAGCCGCACATGCGCGAGGGAATGAAAAAAGCCCCGAAATTCGGGACTTTTTTGTGGTCTGGGTGAGAAGATTCGAACTTCCGGCCTCTTGAACCCCATCGAGTTACGCTGTCAAAGTTGCAACACGTTGCAACGAGGAAAACACGCAAAAAACCTAGATTTTATGCGGGTTTTCAGATTTTCCGGAGAAGCGTGGCGACGCGCAGAAACGCGCAGAAAGTTTTTGTATGGCTGTCAAAATGGCTGTCAAAAAGCCCCGAAGAATTTCGGGGCTTCTTTGCCTGAGCTTGCACGTCACGATTTCTGCGTTAAGCCGACAATATATGCATCCACGATGTTTTTGATGTCGTCCTTTGTAAACGTCTCTTTGTCGCTTACTTCAATGGTTTTAAGAATGTCATAAGCCATTGCCTTTTTCACATCGGTCGATTCTCTCTCCGTTGGCATCGTCTCACCCCTTTCTCTGCGCTTCAATGTCCCGCCTGATCAGGCGTTTGATGTAGCCCTACACGATCATCTCTCGTGTCTAGCATACCACATCCGGGAGCGCTCGTCCAGCGCAAGCGGTGTTGCGGGATCGTCTGCGTACTCCACGACGCCCAAGCGGACAAGCGCCCTGATGATCGCATCCATCATGTTCCAACCTCCTTATCGTTCCCACTTGCCTTTTGCGGTGTCCTGCACCGTCTCAATGCCGGGGTTCTGCTTCTGCAATTCCGCGAATCGCTTAAACGCTTTGTGGCGCTCCGTCCCTTCGTACATTTCGCAAAGCTCGTCTTGTTCGCTGCCGTCTGCAAGGCGGCGGATGATTCGCACATAGTAGAATTTATGATTACTGTAATAGTTGATCTCGCGCTTGATCTTTAGAATGCGCGTGTAGTCCATTGTAAGAAGTTCCTGAGCTCGTTCGGCAAGCATGGCGCGGTATTTCTTCATGGCTTCAATAGCGGCTTCTGCCTCTCTTATATGCCCCGCTGTCATGCTGTCCCAGAATGTCAATGTTTTCATATCTGCCATGCCTTTGGGGTTGTGCATGATGATATACAGGTTGTGCTTTTCTTCGTCGTGGTATTCAAACATGGGGAGGTACTCCTTTTACAAACCGATTTCGTTTAATCTGTTATCGATATTTTTAAGTAACCATTTATCGCGCGGTATATATGCTTTTACTTCTGGACAGCGGACGAAAAAATCGTTGTTGTATCCATATTCACCTTTCGCGTATCGCCACGCATCAAGAAGTGAAATAGTGTACTTGCGTAAGTCATCTGATGACAGCGTTTTGATGTCTGTTTGCAATAAAGATTGCGCTTTCTTAAAATTCATGGGGCTGCTCCTCTATAAAATATCTGCTTTTGTCTCTCTGCTTGTTTATATATTCTTGCAACGGCGCGGAATCTTCACACATTGCAAGTTGCTTGTTTCTGTAGGTTTGGCAGCAACGGTTTTTAGTTAGAGCTTCTTTTACTATGTACAATTCTTTGTAGTACAGGATATACATTTGCTTTTCCTCAATCTTCGGTGGCAGGTTCTGCGGGGAGTTCGTAAACGATTTTGCAACGAATTAGAAAGTTTATGATGCGGTCAAGGATGGCGTTTCTCCTTTATGCAAATTTAATGTGTCCGCTTTTAGTGATATATGCTATCTTGTGTTCGGTCGGTAGGTTCTGCAATTCTCGGATGGTTCGAACTCTTGCAATCATTCTTGTGGAATCGTTGAATAATACTCGGTTGCGCTTATCAAAATACTGTTCATCGGTTAATGCGAAATAGGTTTTCATGTTAGACATTTGTTTTTCAAAAACTGTATACATGTTATTGCTCCTTTCCCGCGTTCGGGGCTTTACGCCCCGATCCGCTCCCGCTGATACTCGCTGTACTTGCCATCCGCGCCGACTTTCTGACTGCCGTACTTGTTGCGGATTTCCGACATTTCATAGCGTCCCCGGCTCCAATGGCTTCCCGTTTCGGCATGATGCCAATACCACATTTTTTTATTCTGCGACCAACGGCAACCCGCCGCTTTCAATGCGTCCTTGTGTTCTTTGGTGTTGCCGCCGATCCAGAGCCAACGCCCGCACAGCTCAACCTCCAAGCCGTCAAGGCTCATGAGGACGGAAACGATATTGATGAATTCTTCCGGGGTTTCGGTTGTCTTGTGCTGCTCGTCCGCTGTCGCGTTGTGCGCGTCCTTCAAGCGGTTGTGCATCTCTGCATATTCGTTGTTGATCGACTGCATGGTCGCGGTGTCGCCGCCGTGGTCGGGGTGGAATCTAAAAGCAAGTTTGCGGTACGCTGCTTTGAGTTCGTCGAGAGTCTTGCAGTTGGTGAAGTATTTCATGGGGGTGCTCCTTTCGTTGTGCATACGTTGTAAGTATGTTATTTTTTTGAGGGCAATTACTCGCCCTCGTTTTTTTTGTGGGCTTCGATTCCGAGCCGTAAAAAGTACGTAACTCCTTCCGTGTCTCGGTGAGCCTCGATAAAGTCAATCAGGTCTGCTTCCGTGTCCCTCCGTAGTCCCACCGTGTAACGCTTGTAGGTCTTAGCGTTCCAACGGTTCTTGACCTCGCTGCTTGTAACAGTTTTTCGTTTCTGCATTTAGTTCATTCAACGTCTTTAGGCTTGTACTTCTCGGAGCCCGTCTCGACCCATAGGATGAAATCAACAATTTCCGTGTCAGTCCATCCCTTGGCTCTAAGCCCTTCCATGATTCGCGCAGATTCTTGCATGTTCATGCTTGCGTCGCTCCTTTCTGTCGTGGCGTTTTGCCCTCCCGACGCTGACATCATACAGCATACGTCATACGGATGTCAACCCCTTTTTGCAAAAAATTTTTCAAGCCTGACGGTTCCCCCCTACGGGGGGAAAAAGTTTTTCGATCGCCGAATTGTAAACAATTTGTGAACGGGTTCGGGGAACTTCTCCAAGCGTTCCAGCGCATCGCCGCACGTCGATGGTCGCCAAAATTGCAGCAGTGACAGAAGGGGCGTTGTTGTGGTAACGTGTATGTGCGGCGTGATGGAGATCACCCGCAAGCCCCATGATTTGCCACCCCAGACAGCGCCGGGATCACCCCCCCGGCGTTGTCAATTTTTGGGAGAGAGAGGAGGCGGATACCATGGCAAAAAAATCCGTACCGGCGTTCGTCGATCCGGTCGAGCTGGAGCAGCGAGTCGAGGCGTATTTTGACCACTGTGCAGCATCACGGAGGGAGATCGTTTTGCGGTCTGGTGATGTCCGAGTAAGAGAGGAATCCCCAAGCATTCTAGGTCTCGCTCTTTGGTTGGACTGTAGTAGAGAAACAATATATAGCTATATCAACAAGGATGATTGTAGAAAATTGGACGAGGATGTATATAACAATATATCTGACATCCTTTCCCGCGCGCGAAGCCGCTGCGAGGCGGCGCTGGTTCAACGGGCAATGAACGGAGATTGCGACCCGAGGACGGCGGCACTGCTGCTGACCAACTACGGTTACGCCGCCAAGGCCGAGACGGAACAACGGGTGACGGTATCTGTCACAGGAGCCGCCCAAGACGCTGCCGAGTGGAGCAAGTAACGGTCTGCATAGTATGCAAGCCAAGCAAAACAGGCCAGTAGCGTACGGCAATCCGGGTGATATGCAGCGATATTCGCCGGATATGCAGACTCTATGCACAAATCTATTCGTTAAACATTACTTTAACGCATAGTTTTCGACCAAGGCTGATGGGAGTTGATAACATATAATGTGTTATTCTTCTCCCCAATGGCTTTTCTTTTTTTTACATAGGGGGTTGGATTTTTCTAAATTCCACTACCCTACATGAAAAAAGGCAGTTGGTACCATACACACACCTAGTAGATACTATATATCCCCCCACCCGTGTCTACTACAAAACACACAACCCGGTAGCGCCTCCATCAAGGTGTTCCGGGTTTTTTGATGTCCGAAAGGAGGAGGGCTCATGGCAGGAAAGACGCTCGTGCTGGCCGGGGAACCAAGCGCCCGACAGAAGGAGTTCTTTCTGAGCACGGCCAAGCACACGGCATACGGTGGCGCGAGAGGCGGCGGCAAGAGCTGGGCAATGCGGCGCAAGTTCGTGCTGCTTGCGTCCCGCTACGAGGGGTTGCGGCTTCTGCTGCTGCGGCGGACGTTTCCGGAGTTGGAGTCGAACCACATTCTCCCGTTACTGTCGGAGCTGAACGGTTTCGCGAAGTACAACCAAACGCAGCGAGTTTTCAAATTCCCGAACGGGAGCCTGTTGAAGCTGGGGTACTGCGACGCGGACAAGGACGTGTACCAATACCAAGGCCAAGAGTACGAAGTGATCGGCCTTGAGGAAGCGACGCAATTCACGCCGTTTCAAATGCAGTTCATCGCGACGGCGAACCGAACGACGCGCACGGACTTCTCGCCGCGCATGTACTACACCTGCAACCCGGGCGGGCCGGGTCACGACTACATCAAGCGTCTGTTCATCGACCGGGACTTTGTGGAGGGCGAGGAGCCGAGCGACTATGTGTTTATTCCGGCGCGGGTATCGGACAACACGGCGTTGATGACCGCTGATCCGACGTATGTGCGAAACCTGCAAGTATTGCCGGAGCACCTGCGGCGCGCGTACTTAGACGGCGACTGGGACGTAATCGAGGGTCAGTTCTTCACGGAATTCCGGCGCGAGAAACACGTTTGCAAGCCGTTCGCGATTCCGGCGGAGTGGCGGAGGTTCCGCGCGATGGACTGGGGCTACAACGACCCGTGCTGCGTGCTGTGGTTCGCGGTGTCTCCGGACAAGCGCGTATATGTGTATCGCGAGATTTACCAAAACCAGACGTTGGCGGCGGACATGGCTGCGCTGATCAAGCAAGAGAACGGCGTAGACCGCTGCTCATACACGGTCGCCTCGCCGGACATGTGGCAAAAGCGCGGCGTTCGCGACGCAATGGGCGGCGAGAGCATTGCCGAGACCTTCCAGCGCGCCGGAGTGCCGCTGATCAAGGCAGACAACAGCCGCGTCGTCGGGTGGCAGCGGGTGCGCGAGAACTTCGCGGTCGCGCCGGACGGGCTTCCGTTCGTGCAGATTTTCGAAACATGCACGAACCTGATCCGAACGCTGCCGCTTTTATCGATTGACCCGCACGATAAAGAGGACGTGAGCGACGGCTGCGAGGATCACGCGGGCGAGGCGCTGCGTTACGGGCTGATGTCGCGCCCGTCTCCTGCCAAAGCGAAGCAACAGAACAAGGCAAGGGTCTTGAGGTTTGACCCGCTCTACGAGCCACAGCGCGCCGTGAGCGGATTTTTTAATTTATAGCGAGGTGAGGAAATGGCGAACGAAAAGAGCGTAATGCAAACGATCCGGGAGGGGCTGACCGTACCGCACCGACCGGGCGACGCTGACACATCGTTTGCGGACGCGATCTACGAGCTGTTCGCGGAGTTCAAAGACGACTTCTCGGACGAATGGGAGCGCATCGACGACAACGAGCAGATGTACAAGGGCAACCACTGGGAGGGCGCGGAAGAGCAGATCGCGGAGAGCAAGAGCAACTTCCCCAAGCCGTCCACGCCCATCATCACCTCGACCATCGAGAACATCAAAGCAGACCTCTCGGACGAGTTCCCGGAGGCTGTTTTTCTGCCCGACGCGCACGGAAGCGAGAAGGTCGCAAAAATCTTGACGCGGGTCATCGGGCAAGAGCTTGACGTGTGCGGCTGGGAGCGCGAATACGACCTGTTGGCGCAAGACTTTCTCAACTGCGGCTGGGCACCGCTTGAGATCGGGTACGACCCATTCCTGAACGGCGGCATGGGCGGCAGCTACATCCGTTACGTTGTGAACAAGAACTTCCTGTGCGACCCGCAGTGCGCGGACATCCAAGACGGGCGAGCGATCTTCAAGTTCGAGAAGAAGCCCGTGGACTGGTTCGTGCAGCACTATCCGGAGCATGCGGAGTACATGGAGGGTGACGACGACCTGATCCCGCAGGATCACGGCGAGTTTGGCGCAACGACCGCGCCTGCGGAGAACAACGCCTACTGGCTGATCGAGGCGTGGTTTCGCGTGTACGACCCCGAAAAGAAGAAGCACGCGGTGCACATGGTTCAGCTTGCGGGCGGGCAGGTGCTTACCAACAGCTACGAGGAGAAACCGGAGGGGTACTTCAAGCACGGCATGTACCCGTTCAAGATCGCGCGCCTGTTCCCGCAAAAGGGCAGCGCTCTCGGCATTGGCATCACAGACCTGTTCAAAGACCCGCAGCGCTACAGCGACAAGCTCGACCAAATCCTGCTGGTCAACGCGTACCGCGCATCGCGACCGCGCCTGTTGATTCAGGACGGCGTCGTGGACATCGACGACTTCAAGGACTTCTCCAAAGAGGCAATCGTCGTGCAGGGCGTTCCATCCGCCGTAGCGCAGTGGCAGGAGACGCAGCCGCTCCCGTCGCACCTCATGGCATACGTCCAGAGTATTCGTGAGTCCATCAAGACGGAGAGCGGGTCGAACGACCAGAGTCGCGGCCAGACCGCAAGCGGCGTAACCGCCGCGTCTGCGATCACCGCGCTACAGGAAATGAGTACGAAACGGTCGCGCATGGAAGCCCGTGCGCTCGCATTCGAGTTCCGCGAGGCTGTGCGCATGCAGGTGGACATTCTGCGCGAGTTCGCAACCGTCCCCCGCAAGGTGGCTGTCACCATCGACGGCAAGCAGTCTGTTGAGACGTTCGACCGCGGAAGCCTCGTCAAGCTGCTCAAAGACGGCACAGAACTGCCCATCGAGTATTACATCGACATTCGCAGCGCAAGGCAGACGCGCTATGCCAAACTCGCGCACAACGAGCTCTGGCTTGAGATGATGCGTACCTTTGCCGGAACGGTTGATCCGGTCATCATGCTTGAGGGCTTGGAGTCCGAAGAGAAGGAAACGCTTCTCGACAACATCCGGCGTGCGCAGCGTGGCGGCATGCTTGCCCTGCAACGTGAGAACGAGCAGCTCAAACAGATGCTTGCGCAGTTGCAGGATCAGATGTCCGGCTACGAGGACGTCGTCGCGCAGTCGCAGGGCATCATTGCCCGCGACCTTGAAGCGCTGCAGCAGAGCGCATCACCGACCGGCGCAACGGCAGATTCGAGTATGGCGCAGCAGACGACCGCAGCACCACCGACGCTGCAAGAGGCGACGGCAGCGCAGCAATCCATAGCCCCCGACGCGATGGCGGCGATGATGGAGTGATTCCATCCTCGCCGTTTTTGCATACATCGGCATCGTCCGCGCCGTAAGCGGGCGGCGGCGCAAGCCGCACAAGGAGACCCATGGACGAAACCATTGCAACCACGACCGAGGGCATCGGCGCAGAGGCCGATGTGGTCAACCTGTCCGATCTGTTCGCAGACGAGCCGGGCGGCGCAGCCGAGCCGGAGCAGACCGAAACGGTCGCGCCGGAATCGCACGACGGCGGTGCGGAGCCGACCGAACCCATCCGAACACAGAAGGACTTCAACGCAGCGCTTCGCGTTCGTCTGCAAGAGAAAGAGGCGAGCGTCAGCAGGCGCTTCGAATCCTCGCCGGAATACCGGCTTGGGCAGCAGCTCCTTCGCGAACGCATGTCCCGCGATGGCATCACGGCGGAGGAAGCGGCGGCGCGCATCGAGCGCGACATGATTGCGCAGCAGGCCGCCGAGTACCAACAGAACCCGCAGCGGTTCTATGAGGACTATCTTCGGAACCAGACCAACCCCACGGCGCGCCAGAGCGCGCGGCAAGACCCCGCGGCGAGCATCGCGCAAGAGCTGATCGCGGCCAAGGAATCCGGGCTTTTGCCAGACTCTTTCGACCCACAGCGCCACCTTACGCCGGAGTTCATGGCCGACGTACAGGAGTACGGCGTAAAAGCCGCCGCGCGCATCTTTTCGGCGAGCGCGGCAAGCGCAGACGCTTACGCAAGCGAGGTTGCCGCACGTCAACGCGTTCCGCAGCCGATCCGCACGTCCGGTGCGAGCATGAGGCAGGCCAAGCCTGACTTTTCGACCATGACGGACGCGCAGTTCAAGGCGTACAGCGAGAAGATCGACAAGGCACTCGCCACGGGGAAAAAGGTTCGGTTCTGACGATCAAAAAAATTTGATTAGGAGGAACAAAACATGCCCCTGAACACCACGACCTCTACTGCGTCTACTACGGCGCTAAACAAGGACTACTACGACCGCAAGCTGCTTGAGACGGCAAAGACCAAGTTCGTCCACCAGCAGTTTGGCCAGAAGCGCCCCATTCCGAAGAACGAGGGCAAGACCGTTCGTTTCCGTCGCTACAACCTGTTCACCCCGGACATCGAGACGCAGACCCTGACCGAGGGCGTCACGCCTGAGTCTCAGGCGCTCTCGCAGTCCGAGGTCACGGCGACCGTCGCCCAGTACGGCGCTTACGTCGCGATCTCCGACATGCTCGACCTGACCGCCATCGACCCCGTCATCAAGGACTCCACGGAACTGCTCGGCGAGCAGCTCGGCACGGTCGTTGACTGGGTAACGCGCGACGCGATGCGTGCAGGCGCATCCGTCCACTACGTTGGCGGCGGCACTGCGACAAACCAGATTGCAGCCGCAAACGTCATGACCATTGCGGAAATCCGCAAGGCGGTCAAGACGCTCAAAAAGGCAAAGGCACGTCCGTTCTCCGACGGTACGTTCGTCTGCATCGTTGACCCGGATGTTTCCTACGACATCCAGAACGACGAGCTGTGGAAGCAGCTTGCTATCCACGCCGACCCCGAACGCGCATGGAAGGGCGAGATCGGTCGCCTCTTCGGCGTGACGTTCGTGGAGACCACCGAGGGATTTGTCGAAGATGACGCCGGTTCCGCCGGCGCTGCCGTGCATCACTCGATGCTGTTCGGCGCGGACGCTTACGGCGTTATCGACATTGCGGGCAGCTCGGCGATCAAGTCCATCATCAAGCCGCACGGCTCTGGTGAAGATCCCCTCGACCAGCGCGCGACCGTTGGCGCGAAGGTTATGGCCTACGCCGCCAAGGTGCTCAACTCGCTCTGGATCATCGACATTCAGTCCTCCGCATCCTGATAACAAACCACACCGGGGGGAGTGCTACGCTCCCCCCTCTCCCCGCAAGAAAGAGAGGTAACGACATGGCAACAATCACGCCCCGCGAAAAGAACACGGCGTCGCGCAAGCCTGCGCAGGCAAAGCAGCCGGAAATCCCGGTAGAACTGATGAACGCCGCACAGCCGCCCACCCAACCGCAGCCAGAAATCCCGGAAGCGGCCGACGGAGCTGACGCTGTGAAGCAGGCGCTTGCGAGCAACGACCTCGTCCGTTTTTATGTCCCGCAAGACCCGACCAACGGCGACCGCATGTTCTTCGAACGCTCGATCAACGGACACATTCTGCGGCTCAAGGCCGGAACGGTTATGGAACTCCCGCTGTGGCTGGTTGAGTTCATCGAGAGCCGCTTGGAGATTCAGCGTCTTTCGGATGTCGAGTACGAAGCGTACACCAGAGAATCAGGCGTAAAGATCGGATAAGCGAGGTGGTGGCATGACTTGCACAGAAATCGTCGTCGCGGCGCTTGATCGTCTCGGACGAGGGACAGACGACCAGACCGTAGAAAACTATTGGGCGACCTTCCTGCAATACGCAAACAGGGCAATCCGGATCATCGCCCGCAAGTACAAGGCATGCCGCAAGGAGACCGTCCCGCTCACAGACGGCGTGTTTTCAACCGACCAGCTTGAGCGGGAGTGTGTCAAAATCGTCCGTGTTGTGGCAAACGGCCAGAGCGTCGGATTCGAACAGGACGTGGACGGCAGCGGGGAATTCACCTGCAACACGACCGCAACGGAGGCTACCGTTTACTATCGGTTCCTGCCAAAGCTCGTCGTGTCGCACATCGAGGAGCCGGAACTTCCACGGCACATGCACGAGCTCATTACACACTACATCGTCGCCTGTGAACGCTGCGGCGGCGACCCGGATACACAGGGGACGTCCTCCGCAGACTTTGAAATCTTCAACTCGCTGGTCGCGGCTATCGAGAGCTGCAAGCTCGGCCAAGCCAGCGCGTATACACTCGACAACTACTGAGGCGGTGCGCCATGTTCAACTTCCAGATTCAAGAGTTCTTCGGCATCCAGCAACAGGCAGACGGGGCGTTGCTCCCGTCTGGCTCTGCGCGCGACTGTCGCAACATGTCCACGCTCGACGGCAACCTCACGGTCGCGAACGGGTATGTGCGTCACCTTGCATCACCCTTTCCGGGAGAGGATCGCGTTCTCAAGCTGATCGTCGCCCGCGCCGCGGAGCCGAAGTTCTACGTTGTTACCGCGTCCTCGATTTACGCGTGCGGAGCGGACGGGACGTGGCGCACGATTCACACCTTTGCCGACGCGCTACAGGCCGGTCAGGTGGATTACCTGCAAACGCAGATTGCCACCGACGACTGCATTGTCGTTGCAACGGGGCGCGGGCAAATGCTCAAAATTCGCATTGCCGACGACGGCGTAGAGCCGTTCGGAACGGGAGCGACATCGTTCGATGGGACTGTAAAGGCGTATAACGCGGAAACGCGAACCGTCACGCTTTCCGCAGCTCTGTCAGACGACGCGCTTCGCCATGCGCCGATTGACGGCATCACCATCGGCGAGCGCTGGTATGACGTGGAACGTGCAGCGGACGACTATGTTGTTGTCGGAACGGTTCAGGAAACCGCGCCCGCAGTTGGCGAGCCTGCGAGCATTCGCGGCGGCGGATCAAACGCACCGTGCAACTATGTTGGCATGTACTACGGTCGCTTGTTTGCTGCAGGCGATCCGACCGCGCCGTGTCGCCTGTACTGGTCAGCCGTTCCCGGCGACGGACGAACGGTTGAGGACTGGTTAAGCGTTGACGGCAGCGCGGACGCTTCCGGCGGCTTTGTCGAGGTCGGCGACGCATCCGGCGACGCGATCACCGGCCTTGTGTTTCTTGACACGCAAATTCTGGTTTTCAAGCGCTATTCCGTGTATCGCTTTTATGGGAACCGCCCGGCGAACTTCACGCTTGAGCGCGTGGAAAACTTTTCTGAGCAGATGTCGAACGCCTCTGCTGTCGTAAAGTACAATATCCCGTACTGGCTCACTGCCTCCGGCCTGAAATATTACGACGGAACCGGAATTCTCCCCACGAACGACGGCGTTCGGCATCTGCATAGATTCTTACAATCGATTGACAGCGTTCTTTCTTCGAAGGGCGTACATAGTGATAACGTCGCGTATTTTTCCTGCAAAGTGAATCCGGAGGCCGCTTACGACGACACCGTGATTGTTTACGACATTGCGCGCCAGTCCTACACGCTGCGCGACGGCTTTGAGGTCGCGGACATGGTGCAGTATGACGGACACATTTACCTCGTCAACGGGAACCGGTACGTTTACGAGTTCAATCGCGGAGACGACTACGATGGCGTTCCCATCCCCGCATTTTGGGAGACGCAGCACACCGACCTCGGCTCAAAGCTGTACAAAAAGCAGATCGCCGACGTTCTGATGCGTGGTGGCGGCGGCGACTTCAAACTGTCTGTCACCGCAGGCGGCGTAACGCAGACTGAACCGCGGCGCTGGGTTGCTACCAGAGACGGCGAGGTTTTGGACGTGCAGATTCGTATCGACCTCGCAAGCTCGTTCCACATTCGGATTGAAAACCAAGCCGGTAGCCGGTTCCACATCGACGGCGGTTTGGACGTTTTGTTTGGGAAGGAGATGAAGGTGCGATGAAAGCATTAAACAACATCCAGCTACCGCGCACCGCAGCTCTGTCTTCGCCGTCCGGCCAGTCCGAGCGCATAAACCAACAGCGCCTGAACGAGAACTTCCAGATGATCTCCGAGGCGTTTTACGAAAACGAGGCTCGCATGGCCGCGCTTCCAAAAGAAATCCTTGCGCAGATGCTTGTGCCCAAGGCTTACGTCGCGAGCGCAGGAAGCGACGGCGTGTGGACGTGGCGCAAGTGGAATGACGGAACGATTGAGGCGTGGGAGAAAACTTTTGCGGCACAAAAGACGTGCGACACAGCGGACGGTTCGCTGTTTTACGGCGAGATGGCCGTTTCCCTGCCCGACGGTCTGTTTTCAGAAATCCTGTCCGTTGGCGCAACGCCCATCAGCGCTGCCGGGGTGCTTGCGACCGTCACCGGACTGTCTGCATCCGAAATGACGGTTCGGCTTTACACGACCTCGGCAACAAACGCAACGGTAGAGCTTGGCTTGTATCTGTATGGAAAGTGAGGACGCAATGGTTAGAAAAGTATTCAACATTCAGCTCGACCTAAAACAGGCGAGCACGAACCCACGCATGATCGTCGTCGGCGGGGACACGGCAAACTTTTTCCTCGTCACGCTGACAGACGATGGAGAGCCGGTAGACCTGACGGATTGTCGCGTTATCGCTGTCTTTTCCACTTCTGCGGGACTTGCCGCACAGGACGGCGGCTCCGACGAGGGTGGGATATCGATTGGCGGCTTGTACAACAACGAGATCACCATCGAGCTGTTCAACGGCTCGTATTCCTATGACGGGCTAACGCAGTGCGAGATTCAGGTTTACTCCGGCGAGGACTTGTCCACACTGGCGACGTCCGCGAAGTTCTCTTTCCGGGCAAACCGTCCCATCCTGAACGACGAATCCATTGTTCAGACGCGAGAGTTTCCGATCCTTACCTCTCTGATTTCCGAGGTGAAAGAGCTTCGCGACGCCTACAACTCGATCATCAAGGAAAACGGCGACATGACCATGGAGGTCTACGACGTTGACGAAAACGGGATCGTAGACGACGCGGAGCGGCTTGGCGGGGAACTTCCGGAACACTATGCTACGTCGGAGGGTGTTGCTGCAATTCAAGACACTATCTCCACTCTTCGTGTTGACCTAGATGCGGTCGGCGAGGTCGTCGAAACGCTCACCCCGGACGACATCGGCGCGGCCTCACTGGACGAGTATGGCGCAGTACCGGGCACTCAGAATTTTAGTCATATGACTTGGTTCTCTGACGAACAAAGGACTTTGCAGCAGAGTGATGCAGGTCGTACTTTGATGCCATACGATTCAGACAACCCGGGCAAAGCATACACAATTAACATTCCGGCAAATAGCGATGTTGAGATTAACCGAGACGCCGAATTTGCCGTCTTTCGTTATTTTGAAGGTACTATCACAGTCGTTCCTGCGTCTGGCGTAGGGCTTCGGTATATCGGCGTTGATGACAGCAGCATCAATCGTCCGATACGGATCGCCAACAGATACGGCATGGTCGCATTGAAAAAAATATCTAACACTGCTTGGATCGTCACAGGCGATATCGAGGAGGCGTAAACGGCATGATTTATGTATTAAGCGGCGGTGGCGGTCTTAATTTCAAGGTCGTGCAGTACAGGACAGCACCAGCAGAGACCGACACGGCAGCGGAAAACACCATCGCCGTTGTGACGGATACGCCGGTTTCGGATTGGATCATGTCAGCAGAACAGCCAGCGGGCGCGGATGGGCTTGTCTGGATTGAAGTTGCGGCTGAATCCGATGTGGCGTTTTTCGCTGACAAAAAGCAGCGGGTGAAGCTGTATCCGAAAAGTGTCAAGCAGTATGTTGGCGGGGCTTGGTCGAACAAAGAAGCGTATGTTTATCAAAGCAGTTCTTGGGTGCATTTTTCTTCCGTAGAGATTTTGCTTTATTCTAACGGTGATGAATGTACGGCTGTTACTGGTGGATGGGAATCTGCCTATGCAAGTGGTGATTATTACAATGTAAAAGGTACTTTTACCAAAAACGAAAATAGTATAACGATTAATGCATCTGGCGATAGATACGTAATTTTTGCAAAAACAGCAAATAAAATAGATGTTTCTGACTTTAAAACCCTTTCAGTTATGACATCAGCGGCTAAGGGATTTGGATTTGGGCTGCATGACGGAACAAACTGGAATGTGCTTTCTGGGTTTGTGTCTTATGCATCGACATCAGAAGCCGGCACAGACTCATTGGATATTGCGGGGATTACAGGAGAATATTATATCGCTCTTCGCGTTGCTGCAGGGAATAGCGGCACATGTACGGAAGTAAAATTGTTACCAGAATCGCCGTTTGTGCGTTTGTACTATTATAACAATGGCGTATCGGTAATAGACTGGACGATTGACGCATCTGCGCGGATTGCTTTCGGGGAAACGTCCATTGTCAATTCGGGAATTGGCGCTGACGGGACGTACATGTTTTTCCACAGCACGGAACGTGTCGATGTGACAAACCTGACAAGCGTCAACTTCCTATGCGATCATGCAATGAACAGCGGTTCTGGTTTGGCTTCAGGATATCGCTACTTTGGGTTGTCTTCCACTGGCGGGACAAGCGCGGAGGTTCAAGTCAACTTGAATCCAACAACAAGCGAAAACGGAACTAGAATCTATTCTTTGGACGTATCCAATTTAGAGGGTGAATATTACATCATATACGCCTATTACAAGCCCGGCGGCGGGTATAATTTGGGTACTGTAACCATTTATGAGATTTACGGGGTGCAGTAATATGACTGTTTACATTGATTCGGAATTTAAGTGCCACACGGAACAAGCAGAAGGTTTGACCGCCGTAGAATCCACCTTTTTTGATGGCAAGTGCAAGACCTTCATTGAAGGATATCGCTTTGTCCCGGCTGGCGAATCTTGGACAAGGGAAGATGGCGTTGTCTTCACGGGCGAGATGATTGCGCCGTGGAAGGATTACAGCGCACTTGCGGCGGCGCAGACGGGATATGAGGAAGCGGCGGCAGAGATGCAGGACATGCAGGATGCGCTCAATTTGTTGGGGGTGAATGCGAATGGGTAAATGGTACGAAGCGGCAAAGCCCGTGCGGGCGACGATGGACAAGGCGGGCGGGTATCTGACCGATCAGGAGGCGTCTGCTGTTATCAGCCTGTATCCCACGATGCAGTTCGACGGCAGTCTGATCCCCGCCGGGACGCGCATCCAGTGGGACGGGCAGATCAAGCGCGCGGCGGTCGATCTCTGGGACAGAGAGGAAAACACGCCGGACGCAGCGCCGGCGCTCTGGTCGAGCATCGACTACCGGGACGGCGTGCGCATCATCCCGGAGGTCATCACGGCAGAGCTGGCCTTTTCGCGCGGCGAACTTGGCTGGTGGGCAGGGACGGTCTATGAATCCCTGCTCGATGCGAACACATGGACGCCGGAGCAATACGCAGACGGCTGGAAAGCCGTTTCCTGACAACGAAAGGAGTGCTTTGAATGGCTACGAGCAATCAAACCACAACGACCTCTACGACGACTTCCGGCGGTTCCGGAGGCTGGTCGTCCTCCAACAAGCGACTAGATTCCCTCTATCAGACCGCAATCAAGACGCTTCCGGCAAACGAGATCGAGCGCGCGGTCATCTCTACCCCGGAGATGTCGCTTTCCAGCATCACGGAGCAGGTACGTTCCTACCTGCAACCGCAGTACGAGGAGTCTGTGCGGAAGCGGCAGGCGCAAACAAAGCAGTACAAGGCCGACATCGACGCAGACGCTTACAGCCGCGGCATGGGCGCAAGCACTTGGGTCACGGACAGCAAAAACCGGCAGCTCGCCGCGGAAGCGTCCGACATTGCGAGCCTCGGAAGCTCGTACAACGCAAACCTCGCGCAGAACGTTGCAACGCAGTACGAGAACTATTTGAACCGCAAAGCATCCGTTGACGAGATCAATGCAGCAAACCAGATCGATGTTGACAAGTGGAACTCGCAGGTGCGAACGGCGCTGGAACAGCTTGCCTACGAGCGTGCCTTGGAGGAATACAAGCGCGGCGGTGGCACATCCTCTGGCGGCGGCTCATCGTCCGGGAGCGGCGGGAGCAGCGGAAGTGGAACGCCGAACAGCGACGGCATCTCCGTCAACATCGGAACCCTTGACGACTACAAGAACTCGCTCAAATAACCCTGCGCAAAGGAGAACCGCATGAGCATCAGAGACAACGGGCGAAAGTACAAAGAGGAGCAGGAAAAGACGCAGCAGAAAGCGCCATCTTGGGAGCAGAACATCCCGGAAGCGCAGCAAACGCGCGTATCTCCGAAACCGAAGCAGCCGTCCGAGAAACAGAACATCCCGGAGATCATGCAGACGCGCAAGCCCAAGGCAAAGGCCGCGATGCCCTCCGCCAAGCCCAACACACCATCTGCAAAACCGAGCACCCCTTCCCCGAAGAAGATCGCGCAGGCCGAGGCGGTTGTCAATCAGCGAAAGCAGGCGGAAGCTGAGGCGGGTCGGGAACGCTCCCGCGTCCTTGCGGACTTCGCAACAAGCCCCGCAAAAGGCTGGATTTATACGGTTTCGTGGAACAACGGCGAGACCTCGAATCTGAACAAAGAGGCCTACGACGCGGTTATGAACGAACCACAGCCTCCGTCGCTCGTAAACGCATGGTGGGCTGGCGACGAGGAAACCGGCGAATCTCAGCAGCTTCGCGACCGCAAGGAATACACCATCCGTCACGGCGAGAACACCTATACGCTCTCGCAGAAAGAGGTTGACTTAATCGCCGAAGCGCATCGTGAGAGTTGGGCGGACTCGTATGACGGCGACGACGAAGACCAAGCCCGTCGCATGCGCGGAGAGATGCCGCGATCCTATGAGCGGTGGTACACGACAGAGCTGGACATGCAGCTCAAGTCGCTCGGCTTGCCGTCGTCCCGCTATCTCGACCGCTACGTTGTGTCGCTTCGGGAGCAGCAGGCCGAGCAGCAGGCGCTTGAGGAGAAATACAATGCGCAGGTTTCTCGCGTAGACGAGTTCTACAAGGCCGTCGCGCAGGAGTGGGGCGCGCTGGAGGAGCAGGGCTACGTTGACCCCGACGCAGCGTACACGCTTTCTGACGGAACGGTCAGCACGGTTAAGAATGCGCGGGAGCGTGTGTATTTCGATCTGCTGAACCGTCCGGAGTGGTCGGACGTTTGGATGCTTTCTGGCGACTCTCAGGAACCCATCGACCCGGAGAAATACAAGGACGACTATGTCGGATATCAGGAGGCATTAATCCGTCAGCAGCAGAAAGAAAAGGCGGCGGCGGAAAAAAACGTCTACTCCGTCAACGTGTCTTTTGATGACTTCGCGAATCGGCTTTATGCTGGCTATCGAGTCAACTACATGAACCAGCGCATTGTGGACAAGGCCACGGGAAAGCCCACCACGCGAGGGCATGCGTTGAACAAACTTCTGCGGGAGGAACAACAGGCAGAGTGGCAGGAGACATACGGTTCCATCACCACGCGAAAGGCAGCACGGCAATGGGTAACCGACCACGCCGACGAGGGGCTTGTTCAGGTCTTGCGAGACATGTCGGAAAACGACGTTGCCCCCGATCAACTGCGGCAGGCGAAGAACGCGGCGCTTGAAATCGCGAGAGACCGAGGCGACCGTGAACTTGTTCGCGAGATCAAGGACGCATACACCGAACTCATCGCCCCCGGCAGCCTTGACCTTGACGCGCTCGTAGAAGAATACGAGGCGGGCGAGGCATCGACAATGACGGTCGATCAGGCTGCGGCGCGTTTCATGAGCGGTTTGGAATACGATGGCTCCGGCAAGGTTACGTCGGAAAGCATTTCCGCCGCCGTTGCAGCCCTCGCAGAAGATGGTGCAACCGCAGGCGTGATCGAGCAGGGCGTGAAAAAAACCTTGGCCGGATTGTCCCGCGCCGGTTCGTACACGGGCGCTTTGTCCGACGTTGAGGACGCAATCCTTGCTGCGACGAGCGACGAGCTCTCCGCCTATGACGCAGTGCAGTCGTCTCTTTACGCAGCAGACCTAAAGCGCCGAACGGAGATTGCGAGCCTTGCCAGAGATCGTCTGACCGAGAACGGTTACACCCCGTTCCAGATCGATCAAGCGTTGTCCTCGAAGGGCTGGCAGGACACGATATCTCCGGAAGCGCGGGCTGCGCACTACTTTGCGGAACGCGAGATTCTTGAGCGCGTCCAAGAGAACGGAGACGCGGAGAAGTTTGCTTCCATGACGGATGCGGAACGGCTCGCCTATGGTCAGGCGCAATGGGACGCGCTTTCCGCCTCCGAACGCGAGGCGTACGTCGAAAACTTCACGCAGATGGCGGACTTCAACCCGGAGCTGAACCGCAGTTACGAACAACAGCTTGAGCAGCAGTTCGTCGGCGTGTTCACGCGGGTCATTGCCGGTCTCATGAACAGCGGCGTAAATCTGGCGGACACGATCGTAAACGCTGTTGACGATCTTCCCGCAAGCGCGATTGCGCAAAGGGCTCGAACTCGCGGGGGCACAGCATTTGCGGACATGATCGCCCAAAGATTCGACGGTCGCACTGATAGATGGGCGGCGTCCGAGACACTTTCCGAGCTGAACAAGCACGCGAACCTGTACGGCAAAGTGAACGCGCCTGACATCGGCTCCAAGCTGATTTCGATTGGCTCTGACATCGCGACCGAAGTCATCCGCATGCAGACGCTTGGCGCAGCAGGAGGAAGCCTCACCGGATTTCTTCGCGCCAAAACCGGCATCAACATCGTTGCGAACGCCGCAGGCACGTCCGCCGCAGCGGCAAAGGGCTTGCGCCTGATCGAAAAAGGCGTGTCGAGCGCCCCGTTTATCGGCGCTTCCATTGGCAGCTATTTCGACGAAGCAATCCAGAACGGCGCGACTTATCGCGAGGCCACGAACCACGCACTCGTTTGCGGCGGCATCGAGGGCGCATTGGAAGCAATGGGCTTCGACAACTGGGTCGGTCGCGGTCTCGGCGGCAGGAAGATCGCGCAAAAGCTCGCGCAGGGTGGAACGCAGGCCATGCGAAAGGGCTTGCAGACGCGGGCAAAAGTTATATCCTTGGTTTCCAGCGCCATCGGGAACGGAATCGAGGAGCCTATTTCTTACGCGGCCTCCACCTTCATGCAGCAAAAGTTCAATCCGGACGCAGAATTCTCGTGGAAAGAGGCCGCAGACAACGGCATCATGGGTCTGCTGATCGGTGTTGCGGGTTCTTCGCTCTCTATGAGCAGCGTAACCAACTCTCGCATCGCCGCAGAATACGCAGCAAAACACGGCGCGTCGTCCACCACGCTGGACATTATTCTCGCGGCGAATCAGGCCGAGATGATGACGGAGCAGCAGCGCAGGCAGCTTTCTGCCAACGCTGCGCCGATGTCCAAGCGAGACTATGACGCAGCCATGTTCGACATCCGACAGGCCGAAGAGGGCATCCGGAGCGCAAATGATCGTTACAATGCATTCCTTGCGGAGACGGATGCAGACATCAAGGAAAAGACCGACTCCGCAGCGCTTCTCATGCGGCGGGCGCTTGCGTACTCCGGCGACGGAAAAACCACAATATTCTCGCAGGTGCAGGAGGCACAGCGCATTTTGGACGAGGCGACGCGCAAGCGTGATGCAAGAGAGCCGGAGATGCGCAAAGCCCGTGACATCTCCATCGAGCAGAACAACCGCGCCGCCGAAAAGGCACGGGAGAAGATCGCCTCGCACTTCGTCGCCATGAGCAATCTGTTCCAAGAGGATATCGATGCAATGCGCGATTCCCTTGGCGCGGAGAACTTCGACAGAAACGCGCGGGCGGCACAGCAAGCTGCTTTTGGCGACCTTGACCTGCAATACACGAGCGACACGCCCGACTGGAACGCCATCGATGCGGACGCGCAGGCACTTGCGGAAGCGGACGAGGCTTTCACGCGGCGTGACGAACTGAACGCGCGGGCGCAGGCTGTGCTTTCGATGACCGAGGACAAGATGCGTCATCTGCGCGCAGGAACGCTCATCGACTACATCAACGCGCAGGTCGAACAAGCGCGACAGGAAGCCGTTGCGCAGGCCGAAACGAGCGCGCAGTCACAGGCGACAGACGAACCCGCGCCCGTTCTCTCGCAGACGGAAGCCTCCGTTGCAGAGGTGATGCAGCCCGATGCAGAAGCGCAGGAAGCGACGGAGCTCCCGGCGCGCGTACCGATCGGCGACGACGACGCAATGCGCATAACACAGCTAGGCCAGCAGCTCGGTCGTCCGGTCGCCTTTGTTGACGGGCTGCCCGACTGGGAGGACGGTTATTTCGAGAACGGAATCCTCTACATCAACCGAAACCAGCGTGTGGCAGACGGCGACGGCTACCGCGCAATGGTCTACCGCGTATTCACGCACGAGCTCACGCATGCGTTGGAAGGTTCGGCGGCATACAATGCGCTCGCAAGATTTGCTGTCAAGCAGCTTGTCGCAGAGACGGGCGTAAAAGAAAACGACCTGTACGAAATCAAGCGGCGGGCATACGCAGACATGTCGGGCGGAGAAGTCCTTCTCGATCTTGGTGCGGCGCGCCGGGAGATCGTGGCAGAGTGGGCAGCGGAGCATCTCCTGCGGGACGAGTCGTCGATCACGAAGCTCGTGCGCGAGCAGTCAGGCGTAGCGGGGCGCGTCATGAACTGGGTGCAGTACCAGATCGCAAAACTCGGCCTGCGCAAGACCCCGGAGAACGCGGAGGCGCGCATCCTGCTCGAAGCCGAGCGCCTGTATGCAAAGGCGTTCGCCAAGAGCGGCACAAAGCCCAGCGAAGCAATGCGGCAGTATGCGGTTGACACACGCGGAAGGCCGTATTATGATGAGACCGAAGCGTTGCTGCATCAGCAGATTACCGTTGGGAAGAAGCGATACCCCGATCTTCTCATGGCTGCCAAAAAGAACAACGTCCGAAGGCAGCGAGAGGACGGCAAGCGCAAGTTGGATGCCGTGGAATTCGGGAACACACTGTATGCATACATGAATTTCGACGAGACGCAATACGACGTTGATCTGATTTTTGTGAAAAAGGCAAGGCTGGGAACACAAAAAGCAGCAGAATTGCAGGAGGAAGTAGACAATGCAGTCAGAGCCCAACCAGAGTATACAGAGACGCCTTATGAACGAACTGCGGGGGAGAGGAACCAGAACGGCGTTGAATCTCGAAGTGATCGACCTGTGCGTGGAATCGGCGGAACGGAGCAGGCAGCTCTTGGCGTACGTTCAGCAGGAACCGGATTTGACGGAAATGAAGATTCTCCGCAAGGCGCAGGAACTGCACAGAACGATTCCCTTGACCCCGGAGGAAGAGGAGGAGAACCGACCGGAGGACGAGGACTGACGGACGACACGGAAAGCACCCAACCGGGTGCTTTTTCTTCCCGCCGAAACTCCGTCGCCACGCCCTCATGGGACGAGCTGATCGCGCGGTACGGCGCGCATCCGCAGGGCATGGAGCCGCGCGGAAGCGACATGCAGACCCCGCGTCGCATCAGCGGACGCGAAGCGACCAGCCGGTTTGTGCGATCGGTTCTCGAAAGCCCGCAGATCACCGACGACATGCGCGCCACCATTCAGGATGCGGTCGCAAACGGTGACTTCGGAACGTATACGCCGCAGTCGAACGCGAGCCTGTTGGACAAAGCACAGAACAAGATCGCTCAGAACCTCCCGGATGCGGCCAAAACGTTCCGCGAGGAAGAGGTTCTGAGCGATCTTGTTC